GACGAAGGTATTGCTAAGGTTCAAAAAGCACACGGATTAGTTGTTGCTAAAATGAAAGAATTAGCAAAGCAATATAAAGCCGGTGATAAATCTGTAGTAACTCAATTAAAAGATTTAACTGTTAAAAAGAAGTCTTTAGAGGCTAGGTTAGAGAAAGCAGTTGCAGGTACTGGTCGAAACCAAGAACTTACAGAACTATCAGGAGATCAAAGAAATGATTTAGTTGAACTTCAAAACATCTTAGACGATGTTGCTCAAAAAGGAGATGAAGCTAGAGAAATTATTAGACAATCATTCCCAAGAATGTTATCTAAAGCAGATGCATATGGAGCATTCGATTTTGGCTCTAGTGCAAATAGATACGATACTACTTTAAGTTCTATTATCGAAGAGATTGAAGAATACTACGATGAAGAAGAAGATGTAGACGAAGGTAAATACAAATCTGACGCTCAAAGAAAAGCAATCTATGCTACTAAAGCTGAAAAAGGAGAGTTAAAAGAAGGAGCAACTTGTTGCGGAAGATGCGGAAGAGTACACGTTAAAGGAAGCGGCTGTAAAAGACCATATTTAAAAGGAAAGTCTCACTGTAGAAACAAATAAGATATGCATAAGTTAGAAAAACTCATATTAGAATCATACGCTCATTTATTAAACGAAATGGACGGTGGTCGATTATTTGATTACTTTCAGTCTAAAGGATACGATGTAACAGAACGTAGACCAGATGGATACCCACCTAAAGAAGGAGTAGAAGGGTACATGGTTAGTAGAGGTGAAGGAAGAGCTCCACAATCAGTAATTTTTCAATATAATAAAGATGCTGATGAATTTACAATCAGTAGAATGAGTGGTTATAGAATTGATCAAGATGCAGCTATTAAAGCAGGAATGAGAACAGCAGGTCGTTCAGGTGTAGCCGGTATTGATTCTTATATGACTGATGGAAATTATACACCAGTAAATATAGATGCTGAAGACTTAAAAGATATAGTTGACCATGTAATGAGCGGTTTAGACCGTGAAGCACAAGCACAGGGTGACTTCTATAAGGATAGAGGCAGAACCTCAGGTACTGTAGATGAAATGTCTATGCAACAGATAGAGAAAGAAGCTGGTGGTAGACCAACACAATGGGAAGATTTAACTGATGCTCAAAGAAAAAGCTTAGTAGATAGATACGGTGAACCTTTAAATGGAGGTAAACATGATTTCTTCAGTAAGAATATGGATACATATTTTAAAGCAACTGAAAAAAACGATGTAACCGGTTCTATAGGACATGCTGTTATTAAATTGCCTTCTTTCGGTAGCTTATACCATAACTTTTCAGATATTGTAAAAGACATTAAAAAATTAATGGGCTCAGACGATATTAGAAAAGATGAAAGCGCAAGAGAATTATTTGAGTTGATAAAAACTAATTTTAGGAAAATACAAAGGTACTTAAGAACTGAGAGACCAGAACAGTATAGAATGTTAAAGCTACAAAGGATAGCAGAAGAACTCAGTAATAAGATTAACGAATTAAAAGGTACCTACCCACTAAATGAATCATTATTAGATTCATTAAATGAAGAAGAACCAACACCGGAAGAAGAACCTGACACATCTGCTCCAGAAGAGACTGTATTAGAAGACGCTACTGATGAAATACTAGGGAAGTTCCCAACATTAAAGAAAGCTATTATTAAGCTTCAAACAGACCAATTCAAAGAGTTCGTAGAAAGTATTGACTGGATATCTCCTAGACCATCGTCATTCAGGGTGAACATCAAAAACGGACAATCGTATATTCTTAAATGGACTGGCACAGGATTTGAAGCTCAAATACTTGGTAAACGTTACTATATCGATAAGATAGACGATTACCAACAGGCTCTCGATAAGTTGGCGAGACTTTATAAAGAAGGCCCAATGAGCGGGGCTGGAGAAGGAGAGCCCGCTGATACTGACACCGGAGGCGGTGGAGGTGGAGGCGGTGACTTCCCTGGTGGAGAAGGAGGCGCTGAAGGCGGTGAAGAAGGCGGAGCTGATATAGACGCTTTAGGTGGAGGAGATGATGCCGGGGGAGAAGAAGGAGGAGCTGACTTAGGAGGAGAACCAATCGACTTTGAAGAACCAGGAGAAGAACCAGAAGCATAATGAACGTAACAGATAAATTATACGAAGAATGGGCATGGAGATCTAGAACAGGTACGCCCTCTATGGATAACCCAGAAGATAAAGCTATACTTGATAATCTTATTGCTGAATTGACTAATGCTGATGGACAAGTATCTAAAAAAGAAGTAATAGATGCTATTAATAAAGGTGAATTTACCCCTGAACAATTACAATCTATCCTCAACGGTATATCAGGAGTAGCTTATAAAGAAGATGTGATTAGCTTTTTAAATAATAAAGGAAAATCTGTATCTTCAATATCTAAAACCATTTATAACAGAATGGTAGAAAACGGAGATATTCAAGCATACCACCAGTATATTACAGGTAGTCCAGTTAGCTACGAAGGTTTAGGTATCACAGGTAACTTGAAAGCAAAATTTAGTAAGTTATTTTCTGAGGCTACTCTTAACTTTCTATTAGATATCAAACCTCAAGTAGGAAATGTTGCTACTGGAAAAGGTGAAGTATTCTTATGTGTACTTACCTCTGATGTGAATGGAGATACGTCTTCTGGAGATGTTGGAGTAGGTAATAAAGGGGTAGAAGTAAAAAATAAGTCTGCTATTCCGATGGGTCAAAAAGCTCAATTCGGTAAAAATACAGATAAGAAATTTATTGAAGACGCAATTTCTGCAGTTAATAACATATTAGATGAACCTATTGAAGTAAGTACTAGAGGAAAAAGACCTCTTCATAGATTAAATATAATCTTAGACGCAGTAGCAAAACAAGACAGAGATAAAATAGACGGAGCAATCGGCGCAATAGATAATGCTTTTAGAAGTAACTACCCAGGATTAGATTTCTCTAACTTTAGTTTAAAAAGCTACAAAAAAGGTAACGGAATAGATGCTGATGCAGCAGAACAAATGTTTGGTAAAAAAGTAATACAGTTATACACTGAAACTGAAGAGTTTGAAGAGGTTTTATTTTTAGATGATTCTTCTGGTAATTTTGCAAAAGTTCCGTCTAGTAAACTAGTTGATTTAGTAGGCACTAAAGTAAAAATTTGGATGAAAGACGGTCTACCAAGATGGACCTATAACTTCTAAATAAATGAAAATATTGGTTATAGCATCTCCTAGGAGTGGAGGTAGGTACTTTACAAAAAGCCTTGCCGATACTTACGGATTAGAATTTATACATGAACCGAGTAAAAAAAGGTTTAATGACCTACCTGAGAACGTTTGTGTAAAAGTTTTACCTTATAAGCCATATATTATAGATGAAATAGATAATTTAGAAAGAAAAATTTCTAAATTTGATTTTGTGTTTTTATTAACTAGAAGGGATAAATTAGAACATTTAAGATCAATGTGGAATGTATGGGAACTCTCAGGGAATATGCATAAGGCTTATTTCTGGGATGATAAATTTTTTGACTCTAGTTCTGTACTAGGTTATGGTAATACTTTAGAGTATTATAAGGAAAAGATAATAACTTTAGAAGAACAAGTAAATAAACTATCAGATAAACTAAAATTAGATGTTATTTATTATGAAGACCTGTATTACGATACAAAAGCAGTAAATTTAAAAGGACTACAGTTCAAACCTGATATTTCTAAAAGGCTTCGTAAAACAGGTAGAGAAAAATTAACTAAGTTAATATAATATGTCTCAAGATATAAAAAAAATTATTGCTCAAGAGTATATTAAATGTGCTAAAGATCCTGCATACTTTATGCGCAAATACTGCTATATTCAGCATCCAACAAGAGGTCGTATATTATTTAACTTATACCCCTTTCAGGAAAAAGTACTACATTTATTTAGAGACAACCAGTATATTATTACTCTTAAATCTAGGCAGTTAGGTATTTCAACATTAGCAGCAGCCTATAGTTTATGGTTGATGACTTTTCATAAAGATAAAAACGTCCTTGCATTAGCTACTACTCAAGCTACTGCTCGTAACTTAGTTACTAAAGTAATCTTTATGTACGATCAACTACCCAAGTGGTTAAAACTACCAGCTGTTGAAAAAAATAAATTATCATTAAGACTTAAAAACGGTTCTAGAGTACAAGCTAAATCATCTTCTCCAGATGCTGCAAGATCAGAAGCGGTATCGTTATTATTAATGGATGAGGCTGCTTTTATAGAAAATGTAGACGAAACCTTTACTGCAGCACAACAAACGCTAGCTACCGGTGGTCAGTGTATGGCACTGTCTACTCCTAATGGTGTTGGTAACTGGTTTCATTTAACTTGGCAAAAAGCAGAAACCGGAGAGAATAGTTTTATACCTATCAGGCTTCCTTGGACAGTACACCCTGAACGAAACCAAGAGTGGAGGGATCAACAAGATAGTGATCTAGGACCTAGAATGGCAGGACAGGAATGTGACTGTGATTTCTTAGCTTCAGGTGATACAGTTTTCGAACCTGATGATATGACTTTCATTGAAGAAACTTACCAAAAAGATCCATTAGAAAGAAGAGGTGTAGACGGTAACTTATGGGTTTGGGAAGGTGTAGACTACTCTAAATCTTACATGGTTGTAGCGGATGTCGCTAGAGGAGATGCTTCCGATTATTCTGCTTTTCATATTTTTGATATAGAAACCTGTACTCAAGTAGCAGAATATAAAGGGAAACTATCCCCTAAAGATTTTGGTAACTTTTTAGTAGGAATTGCCTCAGAATACAACGAAGCACTACTCGTAGTAGAAAACGCTAATATAGGCTGGGCTACTATAGAACAAGTGATGGAAAGAGAATACCGTAATTTATACTACAGCGCTACCAATAATATGGAAACAGTAGAATCGTATATGCATAAGTACGAAAGAGATAAACTAGTACCAGGTTTCACTATGTCTGCTAGAACTAGACCTTTAGTAATTGCTAAGATGATTGAGTATATTAGAGAGAAATCTGTTACAATCCAATCTAAAAGATTGATGAGCGAAATGAGAGTCTTTATATGGAAAAACGGTAAAGCACAAGCTCAAGATAGATATAATGATGACCT